AAACGACCGCAAGCTCCGTTTGATCCTTTAACGAAATTAATGTCGGCAATCGACGCGCTGGAAGCCGTGACGGTGGAAGCGGAAACAAGACCCGTAATGGACGCACTGGAAGCGTTCAAGGGCCCATCAATCGTAACGACCGTTGAGCCTGCGCCGTTATCGCCGACCGACATTCCGCCGCCCATATTACTGTAGATGGAAACGACGGAACCAGGCTGTTGCGCGGCCAGGCGCAGGTTACCAGTTCCGCCGGAAGTGAACATTAAAGCCTGCTGAGCCACGCCATCAGCATCGCCTACGCGAAATTCCTGAGAATCTATCTGCCTATTCCATGTGCCGCTATGATAGGTTTCTAATTGGTTTGATTTGTCGCTGTTCGATATCGTCAAGCCATTGGCCGGCGAAACGATGGCGTTTCGCTGAGCCGTCGTCATGCGCGGCGGAAGGAGTCCTTTGCTCGTTGAATCGACCTGAAAAGCCGCGCTAGGGTCTTGCGCGCCGCTCGTATTGATTCCCACGAGGCCGTTCACGGTCGCAGTCGCGCCGTTCCATTGGAAATTGGAAGAACCCGATAATGTGTTAGATGATCCAGTCGCGGAATAGTAGGGAACGCTGTATTGATCGGCAAGATTGTTCTTACCGGACCTAAAGAGCGCTGGAGAGTTCGGGTTGATTGTGATGTAAGCGGTTGATCCGGCCTGGAATGCCGCGTCAAAATCCGCCGCGCTGAATTTCAGTATCCCTGTCCCGGAAGTGATTTGAACGTCGTCGCGGTATACCGAAAGAGCCGATACGGTCGAAATGCCGCAGCCCGCCACGTTATTGATCTGTTCAAGAGTGACGTTAGTCCCATAGCGTCCTTCCGTAAAAGGCGGCGACAGGTCGATGTGAAAAGAGATGGATGATCCGGCGACGGCATAAATGAGCATCGTCGATCCGACCGTCGCGCCGACACCCCCAACGTTCGCGCCTGTAGGTTGATCGCTAAAACCGTAGGCGTTGGTCCATCGGACGTATCCGGATAAATTCTGATTATTGGATATTTCGTCGACAGTTTCATACAGAATGTTCGTGAGGCGGTAAAAACCGCTGGAAGATACCGACGACAAGAAAACCGAAAGTGACTCTGTTTGATTGGTAAAACCCTGCGAAAATAGGAGCGTCGAGCAGCCGGTAGAAACGCCGACGCCGCCCGTTCCGCTGACGCTTCCCCAGGCCACCCCATTAGAGGACGTAGAAGAAGAAATCAAAACCGCGCCGTTGGCTCCAGGCGCAAGCGTCGAATAATTACCACTCGCAAGACCGGTAACTAGAGTTCCTTTTGCCGGACTCTGCGGGACCGTCACATTGACGGGGGTTCCTGTGCCTGTAAGCACGTTACTGGGCGTAAAGGTCGCCAGGACAGCGTCTGAGATCTCATCCGGTATGGCCGCAAAGAAAAATACGTCCACAAGATCAGGACCTCCGAACGTCGCGCTGTTGATGAAGAAACTCCCTGAAGTCGAAACGCGGCTTACCGGCGTCGGACTGCTTGAAACTTTCACGCCATCCTTCCAAATCGACAGCCCCGCCGGTCCCGCCCGGAAGGCCCAAGCTTCAATGTTCGTCGTGGGCGTGTATCCGTTCCAGGTAAGCTCATCGGCGATATCCCTGAACCGCCAGTAAACGATCCCGTCTGAATCCGGCATATGAGCCTGGCAGTAAGCATGGGGTGCGACAAAAGAAATTCCAAAACCGCAGGAAGCCCGCAGCGTCGAATCCGTCTTGCGGCGCACCATCAAGATCGTTTGTGAAGAAGTCGCTAGAAACAGCGATGAATCGCCTAAGCCCCAGTTGTCGCCAGTATCATCAGCCAGCCCCGCCGTGTTATTCAGATAAGTCGTCCATCCGGGCGTGCCGACATTAGTGACAGGGGATGAAGTGTAATGCTCCACTGGCGCGCCGGTTCCTTCCGTAAAAAGAACTGCTCTATTGGGAGTAAAACCTTGAGCGGTTAAATAGGTCAAATAAGCGGCTCTTGGATCAACCGTTGCTGATGCAGGTTGATTTAAATGAAAACTATGAATATAGACTGCCGGAGGCGCGGTAAAAGTAATCGTTCCCCCATTTCGCAGATAGCCCTGCCCCTCAAAATAAGTCGCGCCATCCGAAACAATGAAAATCGGGATATATTGAACCGTAAAAGTCACGTTTGAACCATTCACCGTGCCGGAAGGAATCTCCATTTGATAGCCAGATGTCTTGCTTGAAATTTGGAGCGTCGTCCAAGTTGGGACTCCACCGGCGCCTGATGTAAATAGTTGGCCTGAAGTTCCTTGAGAACCGTTTAAGACGACGTTGCTTGAAATGACGAGGGACCCATTTAGGGTGGCTGATGAAGAAACAGTAAGAGAAGGAATAGAGACGTTATTAGGCAATGAGAGCGTTATAGATCCATTACCATTGTCCACATTGATTTGATTGGTAGTTCCTGAAATGGTTTGTAAATTGAATCCGCCTCCAACCGTTCTTCCGATAGGAATCTGACCGGATGACATATGGGTAAAGCGGACTTGATGAATATTGCCTGCATCAACGACGCTTAAGAGCGCATTTCCCGCATCGAATGTTTGCGGATAAGTCGAACCAGGAATGTCTAAGTTAAAATAACCTAAAGTGCCGGAAGAAACGTAGAACGTCGAGCCGCTTTGAAGGGTAGAAGTATTCTGGATGTAACTAGTCGAACCGCCCGCCAGAGAACCACCCCCGCCGCCACCGGAAGTGGCTAAGCTGGCAGTTCCGTCGCCGTTATCGGTAAGACTGCCGTTAGTGACTTTGAGTTTCCAGGGGAAAGTGGAAGGCCCGCCGTCCTCTTCAGCGATGTTTAAACGGCTCGATACGGGAGCCCAGGCGGGAGATGCGGCGGCCAGACACAATAAGGCGGCAAGAACTCGTTTTATTGGCCATCTCAGTCGTTCCATGTTAAATACCTGACATCCTGAGTCCCTGACGCCGCAATGCCGTAAATGGCCGTCTTGCGTGAAACGAACATTCCTTGCAACTCCAAGCTGGCTTGCGGAAGAACGGGAATCCCGTTGGAAGTCGTTACGGAAGCGTCGAAGCCGATATAGACGATGGCCGTTCCGTTGTTGTAGATCAAGACGTTTCGCCGCTGGGAGAGGTTGGCGATAATCGCCGTCCCACCAGCCGTGGAAACTACCGATACCGATCCATAATTATCAGCCATAATTTATTGGCACGCCGTCGTCCTTAAACTGGTCCTGGCCCATTTTGCCGTCACCGATTGAGTGCTGATGCAAACAGCGTCCGTCACGCAATTAGAACAATAGTACTCCTGACCGACAGCCGTCGGAGTGCTGGCCGCTAATTGCGCTAGAGTTTTTGAAGCAAGCTGAAAATATCCGCTTAATACGGCGGTCGAAATCGTGGCCATAGGCGCCGTTAATGGATAAAAAAAGCTCGCGCCGGAAGTATTATCAAAATTAGCTATGAGACTTTGCTCTCCATTATTAGTCGTAGAAGTTTTGATCGAAAATGCCCCGCCTAGTTCGGCGGAAACAACTTCAATCTGCGCCGAACCACGGTTCGGATTATTGTAAATACCGGTTGTTGGGTCCATGTTTGTCGCAAAATAAAGCCTGGCTCCTCCAACGCCATTATTGATTGCAAGAAAGTTTTTTTCACCGTAAACCGCGTCAGTGATAGTTATGATTCTCGATAGTGCAGCCGTTGGATTCAGGACTAACTCGCTGAACGTGCCGCTAGAGGAAATTAAGGTAAACGAAGAGTCAATGATATCAAAAGCCGCTCTCAGCGTCGGTCCCCATCCCGTATCGCCGTCACCGGGCTTGGGAATCCCGGCGTTGGTCGTGTAGGTTGTCGCCGCGCTGCACTTGCGAAAGTTCAGCAGTAGCGGAATAAACAGCAGTACAAACAGCCATCGTTTTTTCATTTAGTTTTCAGCCTCATTCCCGCAAATGACTTTCTCAACGATATGCCCGACCATGATTTTCGGGTTGCAGATGACTTTTGCGCCAGCCATGTAGAGTTTGGAACACATCCGCATATCTTCGCTGTGCCCATAAAATGTAGCGTCACCCGTCGAATACTGGTTCGTGTAAGCGAAAAACGGCTGCACTAAATTCTTCAAGATTTCAGTCCTGAACAAAACGCATCCGAACCCGAAAACGTGGACCGGCTGAACTACATCGAAGTATTGAAGATGCTTGAAAAAAAGCGTCTGCTGCCCGTCCGGCGCGATGAATCCCTGCTCTTTCAGCGATCCGCGCTTCAGTTCAATATCTTTCGACCATGGGCTGTACTTCCCGACAACCGCCCGGTGCGGATAGGTTTTGGTAAAATAGAGCCCGGTACAAGCGGACGCATCGGGATATTCCTCCAAAGTCGCCAGCAAATCCAAAAGCGTCGTCTTTTTGAATACCTGGTCCATGTCGCAGCACATCAGGAAATCGGCTTGATATTTGTTGGAAAGAGCCAGGTTAAAAGCATCATTTCTATTCAAGTCCATAGGAAATTTGTCATGAATCAAGAATTTCAACTTTACCCCTTTTTCTGCCAGTTTTTCCTGCGTTTCCGGGCCAGTCATATCAAGGAACGACCGGAATACGCGGCTCGAAATCGAAGTGAAAGTGAGCGGCGCGTAAACAAGCAGGATTTTAGGTTCATCCATGATTCCAATAGTTCATTGATTTTGCGCCTCCTGCGTCTGGAATGAAGAATAAAGTCCCCTGGCCAAAGCTCGCTGTTGTTCTGGTCCAAGCTTCGGAAGAAGCTTTGATAACGATCCCGAAAGAGCCGAAACAAAACCAGAAAAAGCGGGAGACTGCGCGGCAAATGCAGCGATAGCTTTTCCAAAATCACCGTGTCCGGCAAAAACCGCCGTAGAAAGATCAAACATGATTCCCAATTTTGAAGGCTGATCCGGGTTGCTCTTATTTACGCGGATCGGTTGAAGCATTTGAGATTTCAATTTGGCAGCAGCATATTGATCGCTCGCTTGCTTCATTTCGGGAGCCGTTTTGTCCAAAATATCATTCATCTCATTTCTAAATTGCGATAAAGTCCCCCGGCGCACCGCTTGTTTTGCCGTATCAGCAGGAAATACCGTATCCGCTGCCTGCCGTGCCATCAAAGCGTCTTTAGCCGATATTTCTTCGCCTTTAAGCCATGCCGTCATGACATCCGTCAATTTCTCAGTCGCCGCTCCATTCGGATTAGTCACCATCCTGGCCTGCTCTTCCGGCGTAAGAGCTTGGCCTAACAATTTGAACTTCTCGGCCCCGAACTTAGCCCCCGCTTCTTCAAGAGAAGAAGCTCCATAGGCAGGCAATCCTTTTTGGAACATACGGCGGAAATTCTGCGCCGGGCTGCCTGTTAAACCTTCCGCGAATTTAGCGAAAGGAATTTTTGAAACCGCTTTCGCTGCGGCAGGCAAAGCGCGTCCCGCCGCTTCCATCATCGCGCCTTCTTTTAAAGATTCTGGCAAAGCCATTTCCGTTGGATTAAGCCCCATTATTCGATCTATCACATTAGCGGCTTCGTGGGCAGAAGGATAAGAAGCAATAGCCAAAGCAGGACCTGCCGCGGCCGAAGCAAGAGGCCCGGCGGGAGCCGCCATGGTCGCGCCCGCTAGCCCTGCTAATCCCATTGTGCCGCTTTCAATAACTGGATGAACCACATATTTTGAAACGCGAGAAGGCCAAGGATTGGGCTCATCAAGATATTCAATTCTTGATCCGGTTTCGGCTGGAGCTTCATCAAGATAAGTGATCGCCATTTAATGAATGATCGCCTTTCGCCCAGCAATGATCGCCGGACCTTTATAGCCGGAAGCTTCCGCTTCTTGCGCCGAAGAAAAACTACGCTGCGCAGGAAAACCGCTGGGATTAGATACTAACGGATTTTGATTGGCCCCACGAACGGAAGCCGCCAAGGAAGGATTTATGTTTTGAAGTTGCTCTATGGCGGGTTTGCCAAATTGCGATGCCGTTTGAATCAGACCCTGATTGACTTCTTTCTCCCTTTGCAGGAGTCCTCCTAGTTCGCCGGTAAAGCCGGTAAAATCAACCGGAGCCGATTCGTTTGAAAGATATTCCGTAAAATTCCCGAATCTGCCGCGAAGTGTTTGGGGGATATAAAGGCTCAAAGCCTCATTCGTTAATACGCCCGTCGGATTGATGGACCGTCCGACAGCAGCCGCCAATTCCGTTCGCTGACGAATTGTGGCGCCTCCTCCCTGAGACTGAATCTGAGAAAGGATCTGCTGGGCCCGATTGATGTTGGCCAGCCTTCCGAACGAATCTTTTGCCGCACTCTGAACCATCCCGGCCTGGCTGTACCGCATCGCCGTATTAAGCACGGCGTTTTGGACGCCCGCTTGCCTGGCGCCGACCAGCCCAGCCAAATTCTCGTTGCGCGTTTCGCCGAGCCTGCGAGAAATGTCCATTTGTCCGACTTGCCGGGGAATCGGTTTGCCGCCGTATGATTTAATGACATCTTCGCTGACCCCGGTCGCTTTAGCTTGTTCAGGAAGAAGAAAATTCACTTCCGGTTGATTCGCTCTTTTGATAGACCCGAGTCCTGTCAATAATTTGGCGACAGGTTCAAATTGCTCCTGAGTTAAATTGCCGTACCCTTCCGTTCCTTGCGGCAAGTTGGGACCCAGCATTTGAAAAAGCGTCTGCTGCGCCAACTTACGCTGGCGCAGTTTATCGGCAATATCGGAACCGCCCAAATAGCCTTGCAAGGCCTGATTAGGAATATCCAGAGCCGCCGTAGCCGCCTTATAAGCCCCGGAAGGCTGGCTTAAAGCCTGCGCCAAAAGCTCAAAAAGACGCTCGTTAGCCATTAGACGTTCCCATAGACATTCGCAAGCGGATCTGTCGGTTGATGCAATGCGGAATATAAAGCATATCCTTGAGCACCCGCTTTGGCTCCGCCGCCAAGGCCAGCCAAAACCTGTTGAAGAATAGACGGGCTCATGAGATCCCCAATTTGCCTTACCAATGCAAGATTGCGCTGGTGTTCCTGCTGCTTACGGACCTCGTCCAACGAAGCCCCGCCTAAAGCCCCAGCCAACGTGTCCTCAAGGCCCCTGGAAGCAATCCCGCCTGACCTGGCAAGCTCTTGGGGCGCATATTGGCCTTGAACGCGCCCGGAGGCCTTTGAGCTTGCAGTTTGACGTGTTCCTATGCGTTGCAGGATGCCTTGCAAGTTGTTTTGGCCCTGCGTATTGATCTGCTGTAACGGATCACGCAACTGGTCGATAAGTTTTACGCCGCCCGCTCCAAGAAAAGCCACTTGATGCCTCCTATAATAATGCCGCTATCCCGGCCCCTATGCCGGCAACATTGCCGGCTACTCCCAAAGCGCCTAACGCTTCTTGAAGTGGACTAGCCTTCTGAATCTCAGCTAAAAGACGAGCCAATTCAGCTTGTCTTTGAGCGTCCTGCTGGGACGCGTAATCCTGCAAAGGAACCTGGCCTAATTCGTATGCCAAAGCGTTCTGGACTTGCCCTAAGGCGCCCGTTTCTCCGGTATTAATGTCCCCGGCCTCATAATTGTAAACGCCAGAACCCAAACGACCGCCATGTGCCGCTTGAGCAACCGACTGGCGGCGTTTGCGGGCGTAGAGATTTTCGATATTGAGGTTCGCCGTTTCAGCTTGACCTCGAAGAGCATCTTCCAGCGTGCCGGTTCCTGAATCAAGAAAGGACATTTATTCCCCTTTCGGCTAAACTCAATAAACTAGCTAAACTGCACATATTTGATCAACCCTCCCGAATTCGTATATAGCCGGTTCAATGTCTGGTCATAAACGAACGTCAGTTCCGGCAAATCTTTCAAGAGCGGCGGGCTCGTCAAGCTCGGACGAACGTGATTTTCCACAAGCCACTTAAAAATTCCAGAAATATCCCCGAAGGTTGCTGGTTCATTAGCGTACGCGCCACTTCTCAGTGTCGGAGGTTTCGGGATAGCGGTTGTCATGATCCCAAAGTTCCACGTTGTAAAGTTTGCCTGAAATAGAGCCGCAATCCATCCACTGAAAAAGGTTTGTCCACCGCATTGCTTCGGACGCGGAACCGCACTTTTTCTCCCATGAAATTGATATTGAATTTCTTCGTAAAACTCATTGATGCGCCGTCATCTTGCGTCAAATCGACGCTGACTTCCTGGTAAGTCTCCCCGCCATCCGTTGACCAACCAAGATCGAGGTCATAAGGCCCCATCCTGTCGCAAGTAATCAAAAGCTCCCGGCCTTTCATTTGAAGTTCAGAATTAGAGAAATCCCGCGTCTCATAAAACGAATCCATCGCTTCTCCGGCCTTAGAATAGCTGCTCTCAAGTTCAAAAAGCGAACCGTCAACGCTAGACCCGCCTACAAAAACGTTAATAAATCGGCAAAACGATAACAAAGACCAGTCTTTTTGATGCCAAGGATTCTTAGCTGTCGATTTTCCTAACACGACAACGATATCGTTCTCCGACGCTCCAAGGGTAGCCGCCGCCAGCCAATAGCGATTTAACCATACAAAAGAAGCGACGTTTTGAAGGACAGCTGCGCCCGATGTGGTTGATAGCACCCAATTTACTGTAAACGAATCGACAAACGGGGCCCTGGCGGCGTCAGACGTAGAAAGTTCGATCCTGACTTGGAAGAAGATGTTGGCTATGTCCGTGTTCGGGACCGCTCCTGGGACTATGACTGTCCAACTAGCGGAACTAAGCCCTGGACTAGTTGATGCCGCCCGGAAATAATACAGAATCGTCTGGCCAAGCTCATTGCGTTCCGATGTGAAGCCACCCCATTGCAGAATGTTTCCGCCGGTATTGTGAATTGCTGAAAGGTACGTCCCGCCGACATACACTTTGTCGATAACGGGCGTAGCGAGGCCCGTAGAACTGAACAGGTTCACGCCCCATCGCAGATATTGCCTAAGAGTCGAGCCGATAAGGGCGTTATTGGCGACATCGACTTCAATACCCCATGTAATACCATCACTAGACGATTGCGTGAAAAACTGGTAAGCTTCGCCGTTCGCCGCAATAATAGCCGTCAGATGGCCGAAAGAGGCCGGAGCCGCGCCATAATCAATCGGAGCCGACAAAAACGTTCCATCCGGTTCAAATCCGCCCCTGTATACTTCCATCTCGCCAAGCGTTGCTTGACCGGCGCTCATGGAAACAAAAAGACGAACCTGGATACATCGCACGGTAGCAAACGGAATGTCCCAATCCGCTGGAACGGCGCTTTGCGGAGGAAAAAACTGAAAAGCGTTGACCCAAGACCCATTCGTTGCACCGGGAGCTTGGTAGGCGCCTACATTCACTTCAATTTCACATAAAGAGAAACCAGCGTTCGCCAAAAAGTTCTTGAGAACAACTTTACCGACAGGCGTTTCGGAACCCATATCAATTATCCAAACGGCATTATTTTGTGTATTAAAATTAGACCCGAATCCGACAACCGGAGATGTTGCGCCATCATTTATGGAAGAATTGACCCCAATAACAGAAAGACCGCCGGATTGATCTAGAAAAGCATTCTTACCAAGAGATATAAGAGCCCCTGGCTGTCCTATTTCCACTAAAGCCAACTGCAAATTGCCGGGATTGTCATTAGCCGTCGTATCGTCATGCGTCCCGGAATTAAAATCCGCCTGCGTGTCATCCGCCGGAATGAGCGTCAGTTTATCGTCACCAGTCGAAAGGTTATTGGGAACCGTTCCCGCCGCCAAATCAGCCGATTCAGTGACGTTCCAGAACGCATTGTTTAAGAGCGGCTGTTGGAGATTCCTGAAAGCAAACACGCCGGACGCGGGATTGGATGGATCAATCGGGTCAGAAATGCGCTGGGCTTCTTCGCCGTCAAAGACATAGAAACCGTCTACGCCGATGAAATGGATCAAGTTATCTTTGATCTGAATGGATTCCTGAAACCGCGTGCCTGTTGAAGCCCGCGTCTTGACGCGGGTGTACGTGTACTCGTCATATCCGACGATCCGGTAAATCGAATACTGTTTAGAGCAATAGAGGTAGCCGCGGTACAAGAAAATACCCGTTCCTTGATCGGCGTCGCCTTCCGAAATCTGGATCTCATTATCGGTCGGCCATGCCGCTATATTATCCGGCGCGATCTCCGTTCCCGCCGCGTCCGTCAAAGCCGTGAACCGCGCCGCTGAAGGAGCGTCCGAGATGCCGTAAAGCCACACGCGCTCGTCGTGATAAGCAATATACTTTCCCGCAGGAACGTCGGGAGTCCCGCCGGAACCGCCCAATCTCACAAGAGTTGTCCCGTCCCAGGTCATCACGTCATCGGAACCGTTCGTCAGCCACAACTTGTCGCGGATCACCATGCCGCGCAACTGAAAGAAACCCGATAGGCCCGTCACGATCTGCGTGTAATTCACAAAATCGGTCGTATGCCAGACCGTCACGTTATCGGACAAAACAAGCTGGCTTGATCCGTCGGAAGTCTTGAAAAAATCAACGAGCAGGGTCGTCGGATTGCCGGAAGGATTCTGGCCTAAAAATCGGTAGCCGTGAGCCGTGACGACCGACCCTGGTTTCTCGTCCACCCAAACGTTCTGGTGATTCGGAGAATGGCCGGCAGGCAGTTTCGTCGGCGACGCCGCCGTGTTCAGCGTGCCCCACTCTTCTATCGCAAACTCCTTAGCATCTTCTAAAACGGCAGTCATTCTTCAATCTCCGTCCATGTCGTTATGCCGGAAGAAACAATCAGCGAACTGCCGCCTCCGAACGGCCCTTCGCCGAACCCGCCTTCCCCAAAACCCACGCCGGGAATGAGTATCACTCCGGCGTCGCCGATATCAATGAAATCAGACATTACTAATACCTCCCCGCCCAGCGGAAACGCATCAAGTCGTCAGCGAATTTCTGTACGTGCGAAGTCAGGCGTTTTTTCTGGTTTTCATAAAGAGCCAAATTCACCTGCGCCCTTTTATCGTTGCCCATCTTGTGCTCTAAAAGAAACGCCGCGTAGAACGGAAGGCAGTCATGGAACGCGACATGCAGGTCCGGCGCCGTCACGTCATCAGTCAAATCGGGCGGGACTTTAATGTATTGGATCTGTATCACTTCAGAATTAGCGACGCGGTCAGCAGAAGGTTTTGGATAAAGCCCGATCTTGACGTTGTCGGCTTTGTAGGCGTAAAGCGGAAGGCCGGACGTGGCGTTCTGCCAGTCGGAACGAATATGCGCGAGGTCGGCGCGATCTACGATAATCAGCTGCTGATTGTCGTAGAAAACATCCGAAAGAGAAATGAAGTTTTCAGGAAGCGTGTAAGTCGATTGTTCCGCGACGGGCGTCGCTTGCGCCAGTTGCAATGGCCATTCGAGATCGGTTCCCAAATAACGAATGGCCTGATTTAAATCGCCGTAAATCTGCGCGTCGGTGAAATGGCTGTTAGCCGAATCGGTTTCGTCGATCAGGGCCCTGGTCTGCGCCAAAAGGGCGGGCCTGAGCATATCACAATTTCTCCGCTTCCCTCTTAAACCACACGATAAAATTGCCGAGCTTCTCGCGCAATTTAAGCGTGTCCTGGTGCAGATCCTCAATCTTGGTGCGCTCAGTCTCGAAACCGTTTTTGTCCTGCTTAAAATTAATCAGAAGCTTCGCGAAATCGGCTTTATCGGCTTCCAATTTAGCCGATGCCTCGCTTATTTTGAGGCCTTCAAGCCGGGCCGCTTCGCGCTTCTTATCAAGTTCCTGCTGGCCCAAGGCGAGAGCCTGCTCGATATCTTTTTTCGTTTGGTCGTTCTTGCGTTTTAAGTTCTCCGATTCCATCTGTAAATGCGCCGTGCGGGCTTCCCATGCCGAGAGCTCCCCGCCCAATTCCTTAACGCCTTTGATCGTCGTAGCCGATTTCGAGTCCATTATGATCCCTTCGGGAAAAAGTAAGTTTTTCCCAGCCCTTCTTTTGAATAGTGAAACATCCGTTTCTCTTTCGGATGCCAGCGCCTGTCTCCGACATCATTCAAATGCGCCACCGTCGCTTTCGGGTTATAAGGATTGTTTCCGGTTTCCTTGAAATACGGAAACGTTCCCGGCTCCAATTCCCGGCAATGGCGGCAAAGCCACGCTTCTTCGCCCAAATCAAAAAACAGGCTCGAACAAGGCTTCAAACAAACCGCGCATTGCTGGATCATGCGAGGAATTCCCGGCGGAGGAAAGAGCTTCGACGGATCAAGTAAAAACCCCCTCTTTCCGCCGGGAAATAATTTCCTAGTATCCAGCCGACAAACGGCCCGGCTCATAAACAATCAAAGCGGCGTCATTGGCCGTAGACAAAACGGCCATGCCTCCCTGACTGAACTGAAGCGGCGGATCGTACAAACACATCGTCGTTACGCTCGCCGAACCCGCCATGCATCGCGTTTTTAAAACGCTCGACTGAACGCCGGAGGAGATCCCCGCCGCCGTGGTCGTGTCAAACAACGCGACGAAATCGCCGGTCGCGCCCGTTGACATCACGACGCCGTAAATCACAACGTCCGCGTTCAAGGCAACCGTCGAAACCGCCGTGGTGTAGTTGATGGCCAGAGATTGTTTTGCTCCCCTGGCCGCCGATGCCGCATGAGACGTTCCGACCCAAGCTAGACACAAGAGAAGAACAGCAAGTTTTGTTTTCATGTCATTCCCCCCTTATGCCGCGCTCGTGACCCGTACCGCGTGATTGTCACGAACGACTTTCACGCCGTACAAGGCTGAGCCGTGGTATTTGGTCGCGTACTGCACTTTAGCGAATTTCCCCATCTCGAAGTCTTTCTGCATGATAACGGCAAAAGCTTCCCGGTGAAACAGCACGTTGTCGCGCTTGGAAGCCGTGGTCGTAACGCGGCTGGAAACTTCTACAGGAGTGCCGTAGAGCCCAACCACGCGCCCGTTATCCACCTGCACGCCCCTCGTAAAGCCCGTGACGTTCGCCAGAGTGAACTTGTCGTTACCCAAAAGATCCGCGTGCGCCAATGGCGCGATGATCCAAACGCGGTCATCTTTCGGCACTTCCAAGTCATCTAGGAGCGTCTGAGCGCCCCGGATTTTCGGGTCACTGAACGCCCCGCCCGTATCGTCAATGTTGGTCGTTAAAGTCGCCACCAGAGCCAGAACGTCGTCATCCTGTTTCTGAGCGACGGCTTTCCCGAACGCTTCCGAGAACTCCGATTCCCAGTTCAAAATCGACTGGTAATCGACGATATCCACCAAGTTCGCTGACACGTTCTTCCATTTATCGACGACAATCGATACCGGCGTCGGAGAAACCTCCGTGTCGGTGAAGGAGCCGTCGGTCGTGGAAATGTCCGATGTCGCTAAGGACGGGAAGATTTGTAGCGTCACCCGGTCCCCGGCCTGCTTGATTGAACCCGTCACGTTGGCGTCGCCTTCCATGGCGTTCAAACAGTGGCCCCATGCTTTCTGCGCGGCGTATCTGGCTTTTAAAGCCTTGACCCGTAACCAGTTCGGCAGAGTCGTCGATACGCCGGTTGTGTCTAATCCCGTTTCGTTAGCCATTGAGTCCCGCTTTTAATTTTATTTCTTCACCCGTTTTTCCGCATAGGCTCTCATGAACTCCGATTCCAGTTCCTTGAACTTCTTGTTTTGATCCGGCGTCAGATGCCGCACGTCGCCGATTTTTTTTAGCTCGGCCTCCATTTCGGGTTCCGTCCATATTCTCGGCCCGCTTGCTGAAGCCGATGTTCCAGCGACCGATGCCGCCTTGTTTTTCAGGACGGATTTATCCGAAACGCCGCGTGACTTTTCCCATTTATACAGGACATACTCGGCCTGTTCCATGGGCGCTTCGATGCGGCCCGCGAGCGGGTCAGATGCAAGAATTTCCCGGATTTCCTGGATATCCTCCTCCGTGATGCCTTTTTGGGAACGAATGAATTTGGCGGCTTCCAACGCTTCCTGCTTCAGAGACGCCGCTTGCGCCCGTTCTTCTTCCGTCTGGCGAATTTCTTTTAAGAGTTCCGGTCGGAACCCTTCCAGCTCATTACGAAGAATCTCGCGCAGCGTGTCTTCTGGAGCGTCGTAAAACGTCCGCGAAGGTTTGCGGTTCTGATTGGGGTCGAATAACTTCTGAAGTTCCGCGAGCTGCTGTTTCATTGTGCCGACTTCGTTGTTCCAATAGCCGTCGCGTTCCCTCAACTGCTGCCTGAGTTCATAGATCGTTTCTGCTTTTGATTTGAACCTCGGCCTTCCCGGGTCAGTCCCGTTTTCCTTGCCGCCCTCGGAGGAAGATCGCTCCCCTCCGGCGATGCTCTCTTTTCCTTGCGGATTTTCAGGCGCGACTGTCCCTGAACCGTTTGAGCTTTCGGTCCCTGTTTTTGCGGTCGCTTCCCCGCCAGATGTCTGGAGGGCGGATGTGGCTAGTTCGTCAACCATTGTTTCGTCCTTCTCTTATCGCCGTGAAACTAGGCCGGGCGATAACGGCCAAATTAATAGCATTCATATTCGATAAAAACGTTCGCCGTAGACGAATTCGTGTAAGCCAAAGAATTCGTGTTCGTGGAAGCGACCACCGTATCGAAGTTCAAGCATCCGAACTGCGTGGCGTCAATTGACGCCGCTTGAACGGGCGTATTCGTCGATAAAAACACTTTCAGCGTGGAAGCCGCAGCCGTCGGGCTGGAAATGCAGACGGAATGAAGAATGGCCCGGTGTTTAGAACAAAGAGATTGGTTTGAATCCGCCGTCTGCGTGAAAGAGCTCCGCCAGACCTCATAGGCTTGCGCCCGAGACGCGCTAGAGAGCAGGAGTAACGAGACAAGAGGCAATCGCCTCAAAAGTATTTTCTTCATTGCGGCCCACCTCATTGCGGTTCACCCCGCGCTTCCGACAAGAGCTTTTCGATGATTTCTGAAGGAGCGTTCGATGGATCGGCGCCTTCTTCTTTCAAGCGTTCGATCTCGATATCCAATCGCACCATCAGTCGCTTGGCGCCTTTCTCCTGGCCCGCCCAATATCGCCACGCCGATTCCTGGCCTCTTGCAGCCGATAGGTCGCGCTTCGTTTCGATCTCGGAGATATCTTCCAGCCACAACTCCTGCAATCGCTTGTATGCGGGGTGGCTCTTAAGTGCGGTCAATAAAACCAAATCCTTTGCTTTTTCGGTCATGGAGTCGCTCCCGCCAGTTCTCTTTGGGCTCCGTTATGCGCCGCCTGGCCAAGTTCGCCCGCGACGGACCGAAGGCTTTCCGCTTGCGAAACCCCGCCCGCCAACTGGTCCATCGCTCCGGGGACTTGCGGTCCTCCGGCGGGTCCCAGGCTTCCGCCTGATAGTCCGGGAATTTGCGGGACCGCCTGCCAGACGGATTTCGGGTTCATTCCGACGGATCGGGCAAACTCTTCCACGAACGGCTGCAAGTTCACCTGTCCCAACTGCGGGTTCTGAGAACGGATGGAAGTCACCACTTGCAGGAATTGGAGCAAGTCCTTATTGCGCTGCGGGCGGAAATCCTTGTCGGTAACGATCTTGGTTTGGACTTCCACATCCAGAGCCAGGTCGCCGGGAAACACTTTTAAGTTATCGACCCGGCCCGTGGCGGCGATAGAGAATGGCTTGTCCAGGAACGTCAGGTTATTTTCGTGCATCTTGGCGATATGGTCGCGGAGCATCGTTTCCGAAAAGATCTCGGCCTGAACCGAAAGGCGGCGTACCGCTTCGGTCTGAGCGATAGACGCTTCAGTGGCGGAGGCCTCCGTCACCAGGGCCTGCAAGTTATCCGTGGCTCCCGTGGCTCCGCGAAATTCCTGTTTCATCATGTTTTCAAGCTGCATCCCGAAATTGACGCCTTCGAGTTGCGGGCGGAAGGCTTTTATCATCGTCTCCGGGTCGCCGTCGATTTCCGTCACGCCCCAAGGCTTGATTTTCATTTGGGAAGTCTTAAGTCCCGCGCTCCTGTTAGCGAGCCATTGATTAAAAAGAGCGAACGTGATGGTGTCGTGCATCCGGCCACGGTTGGAATTAATTTCCGGCTGGGTGTTCTCGGCGATGCGGCCCACGCCGTAGCCGTAAGGCTCCAGTTCAAACTCGATCAAATGCGCGATACTGAGCGGCCTTCTTTTGTAGACGTTGGAATGAAACTTCACCGTCGCCAGATCGTTCACGGTCGCCACGCACCATTCGGTCCCCGACGTGTCGCCGGGGAGATTGCCGTAGTAAGTCACGAGCTGCATGATGCTCGACACTGAGCCGGACCCGGCGTAGTTGTTATAGCCCGCATTAGAAAGCCGCGCCATGACTTCAGACGGCACATTCTTGACATCGGACGAATCGGCGATTGATTTAGAAATAGCGTCTCCGTCCCACACATCCGGCATTCTTCGGGCGAGGTCCCGCAACTGGTCCGGCGTCACGAAATCAATCATGGCGTGCCAGGGCGAAAGCGAGATGTCGAAGCACAAAGGATCAAACGCCACTTGAAGCAGGCTCCTCGGCATAAAATCCGTCGCTTCAAAGTACGGCATATTCACCGTCCATGGCTCCTCGACGGCAACCGTGCCCATGAGCGCGGCGGAGCGGCAGGCTTTGAGGAGCTTGCGGCGATACTGCGTGGCGGTCTGCTGCCAGATCAAGACTTGCTCGGCGGTCCAGAGATCCTCTTCCGACGCGTACGGGTTCGATGAAAGAAGCTGGAAATTCGGCTGAGCGCTCGTCATGGCGCGGTAGAAGAAAGTGGCGATGGCTTCGACGGCGCGGGTGGTTTCGGTCACTTGCGGGTTAGCGAACCCGGACAAGTCCGCCGCCCTCGCCGGGCGGATCAGGCGGTAGAAATCGGCGTAGGTATTGAACCGCGACAGGTGGCTCGACAAACGGGCGCGCCAGAAATCCACTTTCTCTTTAATCATCAAGAACGGGTCTTTAAATCCCTGGAAGTCGATCATACGTATCCCGCCGGCGTCCCGGCCACCTCTAAAACGCCGCCCTGTTCCCGCCGGACCAAAGGATATTTAGGTTTTTTTTGTTCCGCTTCACCGGCCCTGATCTTGCGGTAGATCTCGTCTAAGCTCACCGGTTTGTCGTCGGGGCGATTCAAGAAAAGTTTGTACTGAAGCATTTCCGTCAAATAATGCGCCGCGCCGTCGATCAAATCGAAATGGTCGTGCTCGGTCGTTTCCATCGCGGAGATTCCTGGGCTCCGGGCCGTTTGTTTCCAGGAATAAGCCAGCATTTCTTTACGGAGCTTCCGGCATTCGGGATGAATCACGATGCGGTCTTCGGAAAGAAGCTGCGCGATGAACGTCCGTGAGGCGTCTTTGTTTCTGGAAGAAAGCCGCAAGGGGGTGATTCCGGCGTTTGAGAAATGCCACTGTACCGTCAGGCCTTTCATGTTCGGGTCCTGCCTGGCGGCGTCGTGGCCGATGATGTTCATGACGACATCTTCAGTCGGAGGAGTACGGTTTAAGATCATGCGGGCCTGCTGGGAAGCGGGAATGGAATTCTCGGAATTCTCGCGGTAGATGTGGAGCTTGTTCATGCGGATGAACGCCCACAGGACCGCCGTGTCGTCGCGGAGCCCCCAGTCAATGGCGCGGTAGCAGGCTTCGCCTTTGACGGGCAGAGGGAATGGCCGCACGTGGCGCTCGGTGTCCTGGAACTCATGAAAGACCCGCCCCACGGACGATTCGTATTCGGCCAGGTATTCCTGCGAGAAGGTCCTGGGGTCGCAGGTCTTTTTGATTTTCTCGATTTCGGAGCGGTCGATGTAAGGATTGTCGTAGATCGTGTACTGGAAGAACGCCCATTCCGGGTCGCCGTCTGAGATGCGGTCTTTGCATTCATCTTCCAAATCTTTGAACCAGTTATATCCGTTAGGCGTCGAGATGAATAAAGCGGGAGCCCGGTGGGGAGCGAGGTTCGGGCGGATCACGTCCGCCCAAGCGTTTTCTTTATGAAACGCGGCTTCTTCCAGAGTCACGCTCGTGGGAGCCAGGCCCCGCAAGCTGTTCATCTCGTCGGAACCCACGAGCATGAGCTGTGACCCGTTTTTCAGCGTCATCGTCAATTCCGCATCGTTCGGACGACGGTAAAGAGCTTCGGCGGGAATCAGGCGTTTGAAACTTTCCCAGGAAATCATCTTGCTCATGCGATAGGTCGGAGCAATGTGGAGGTGAAGGCTCAATGGTTTTGATAAAAGTTCGAGCGCCCTCCATTCGGCCAGCCGGGTTTTCCCGAATTTTCTTCCCGCTCTTACGAAGGTAAATCGTTTCATCCCGTCGGCGATAGACCTCTGCGCCTGCGTCAGTTTGAGGGCGATCTTATAGATCTTTTCTTTGGCTTCGGCGATCATTTACCGGCGGTCCCCGCTCTTTTTCCCCAACGCGTGATAAAGCGCGTCCGATCCGCCGGACTTGCGCTTCACCGAATAGGCGATAGCCAGGGCCTGTTTTTTCGGTTTTCCCGACGACAACTCTTTCTTAAAATTCGATACGAAGGCTTCTTTCGACGATGATTTCAATAAGGGCATCTCAGGCGGCCTCCTCGGGTCCGGTCATCGGCTTAGCTTCTTCGGCTTCCCCGTCTAAGACAAACGAGAACTTCTCTTCCGAGAAGCTGTGGTGGATACGCTCGGCTTTCGGTTCGACGCGGGCGCCCACTTCGACCGCGCAGGCGACCTGCTCGCGGCTGGGCTTAAAAATCTCTTCTTTGCGCTCTAGGGCGACGGCTCCGCCGCACTGGCGGCAGGCCATTTCGAGATCGCCGGCGTCGGTGCGGTAGGATTCCGCGACGGCGGCGTGCAGGTCGTATTTCTTTTGGCAGGCGGCGCATTGGCCAAGGTATCGTTCTTTTTTGCCCTGCATTCCGTCCAGCATGAATCCCCACCACTCCGATTTGATGTCGCCGTTCTGGACGCTTTGAAGGGCCATGATCTTTTCGACGTAGCGGGCCCACCTCTCCGTTTTGAAGAATTTCTGGGAGTGGCCCTTTTCCCATCCGGCGGCTTTCTCGGCGGCGGCGATGTCGGAGGGGTTTTGGGTGAGTTTATGCATGAAGCGGAGCTGGTCTTCCCGGAAGGAAACGTACTGGCCCGCGACGCGCACTGACGGCATGAGATATTTGCCGTTCACGAACCATCCTTTGATCCCGGATTCCCGGTCCAAGGACTTACGGATCTCAATTAAATCGCGGCTTACGGCCTGGCTCATGATGGCTACGGTAAACCACTTCCGGGGGTTTGTCAACAGCGCGGGCCCGTCCGTCTTCAAATTGACAGGTTCGGAAAAGTTTTCTAATGTATCAGCAATGGCTCGGCAAAATCAAAGGACTCATCAGAAGAGGCGCTTGCCTCATCAAATCATTTTCTCCGTCTCGGCGCGGTTCTAACCTTGCCGGGCTATCGCCGCGTCCGAGCGGAGATTTATTTTTTTAAGGAGGATTTATGTCTCTAAACCTAGAGCCTACAAAAGCGTTTGATCCAGCCAAAGATGAAAAGTGCTTTTATTGTCTTGTCGTTGTTCAATACCCGAATATCGTCTGGCATGGCGCTTCTTTTATTTTCATGCACCCCCAATGCGCTCAAAATCTAGCGATCCGGCTTTTGCGCGATTGTTGGGAAGCCCAAACAAAAGAGGCGATTGCCTCATAAAAATGTAATTGATTGATGCTGCCACGTGAATCTCCAATACTACATTGACCTTGGCTGGTCTGTTTTCCCCGTTAAAGGGCCTGCTTACGGCAAAAATTACGACGACACGAAACGCCCGCTTCTGGAGACATGGAAACCTTACCAATCCAGAAAACCCACTTCATCCGAAATCACCCAATGGCAAAAAGAATATCCCAAAATGTCCATCGGCGCGGTGGCGGGTCCTATCTCAGGGTTTTTTGTCGTCGATATCGACGGCCAGGAATGGATCAAACATTTTCCTAACGCGGATTTTGGCATCACTTGGAAATCGCTTTCAACACATGGCTGCCATTACTTTTACCAATGGGAAGATTGGATGCTCTCAATCCCGACAACCAATGCCGGAGTTGGAGGGGTCGAAGGCTTTGATATTCGAGGACAAGGCGGATACGCCATTGTTCCAAACGAAAATGATCGGGCTAGGACATGGGAGCTCTTACCGCCAGAAACGAAGCTCGCCTTATTACCTGAATGGATCAAAGCCTTTCTCTTAAAAACGGCAACGCTCTACCAGGGCGATAAAAACTGGCGGTTGAAAGCGATGCAAGAGCTAGGTAAAGGAAACCGTCATGATACTTTTGTGCGGTTGGCAGGCTCTTTAATCAACGCCAAATGGAAAAGCGCCGAAATCTTGGCTGTTTTGCAAGCCATGGCCAACGAGTGCGGTTTCGGCGAAGATATCGGCGCGTTGGTTGAGGATGTTGTTCGGCGGTATTCGCCGGAAGGACGCTTATCGCTTCTTCAGCAAAAAACCCGTACGGCTGTTTCGCGGATGCCTGTATTTTCAAGCTCCGAAATGAACCGCCTGAAAAAGACCTACCCTGATCTGGTTCACCAAACATTTTTATCGGCCGACCAATTTGACAAAGAGGCTGCCTTATGGATTTCGTCGAATCTTCTATGGCTCGGTTCATCAGCAAACAAAACCTTAGAGTTGTGGGCTGAAAACGTCGCTCATTTAAAAAACTGCGCAGTTTAAGCGAATGAAATTTGCTGATGATTTTCTTGTTTATGCCAAGGAATTTACAGGGTGTTCAGATAGTTTTTTAACATGGTCGGCGTTATATGCCCTCTCAAGCGTCGCTTCCGACGAACATGTTTTCAGAACGGGGTCATGGGACATACGGCCTTCTCTTTGGATTCTTTTGACGGCCACATCGTCATCCTATAAATCTGCCGGGCTTAAAGAAGCGAGGGATTTAATTTACCGAGTCGATCCTTCCATCCTCGCCTCGCAAGTGTACAGCACGCAATCTCTCCTGGAAGATATCGCCGCTAACGAGCAACGCAGCTTTTTTTATAACGAAGCCGAAACCTATTTTAAATTGATTTCACAATCCTGGAATGAAGGCATGAGGTCTTTGATGATGGATTTGTTTGACCGGGCTCCTATCCAAAAGAATATCAAAGGCAAAAAAGGCGAACAAAACATTTTTACCATCACGCATCCATATATTTGCTGGGCCGCCGCTTCAACTCCAGCTCAAATCGCTCAGTATTTTAGCGGCGGAACGACAGACCTGTTATCAGGGTTTTTCCCCCGTATTCTTTTAATCCCAGAATCAGGCAAAAACCGCTCTTACGCGCTTTCGCCACCAAAAGATTTGACGAAGTTTGTTGCTCTTGCAGAACGCTTGGCCGAACTTCGCGCTACGAAATCATGTGAATACTCAATTTCAGGTTCAGCGCGTCTTTTGCATGAAAATTGGTATAGCCGCATCACTAAACGCCAGCAAGAAGCCGATCCTATCTTGTCGGCTTTTTACCTTAAAATGCGCGATGTTTATTTTCTTAAAATCGCGCTTCTGTCGGCTTTTGAACGTGGTTCTAGCATGATTGATGATCGTGATCTTGAGTTTGCGACGCCGCTATTGTGGGACATTGAGAACAATTGGAAAGGCTTAGTCGAACTTTTTACCGAGGATGAATGGGGTAGGAAAGAGAACCGTGTGGCGGATTTCATTAGAAAAAAACAAGTCGTGGATCGCTCTGATCTTATTAACTCAATACGCGGTATACGCGCTCAGAAATTAACGGCTATCCTAGCAGGGTTGTTCCAAGACCGGAAAATCAAAACCTATGACCAGGAAACCAAGGGCAGGCCACGCGCTATGATTGAGTGGATTGACGATTAAAAAAAACACCCCTTTTTATCCAAAAACTTATTCACCTTATTCGTAATTTTCAGCAATTACCCCCCCCACCCTTATTCGTAAGATACTACGAAAAAGATTACGAAAAAGTTTTGAGACGGTAACAGACCCCTTATTATACATACACACACACACACCTCTATATATATATTTTTCATATTTAAACGATTGTAGTGCGTTATTGGAGATGGGGAGGGAGGGAGGGGCCCCCCCTATACGAGTTACTAATAAGGGGGGGGTGCATGTTAAGAAAATTAACAACTTTCTTTACATCTTAGTGGGATTTTTAGGACGCGGCTTTAGCCGCGGCTAAAGCCGCATCCTCATATCTTTTGGGGGAAATGTCAGAAAATTTTGAAGGGGGGATTAGAACTAGAAACAGGGGGGGGGAGGAAAGGTCCCCCCCTATGGGTGGGGGTATCTAGCAGCCGGTTCATAGCTAAGCCTCGTTCCACCCATTGCTTAGCCGTCATGCCATCCAGATAGTCATGTCTCCAAAGGTCAATACTTTCAATGCTTTTAGAACTATTTTTATTTATTTCCATTTTTCGGGAACTTTTCTTTAAAAAACTTGTTGTCGTCTACTATTTAGCTGTTCGCGCTCTTGGTAACATCATCTAGATAGCTAGCTAGTGATGCTCATTTGGTAGCATCACCAAAATGCTTCATTATCAACTAGTTTAGTAATCAGTTGCTGATAATGGTTATTATATTGCAAATTAAATCACTACGTTGATTTGTTTAACATCGGTAACATCGGTATAGGTCTTTTTACCTATATTGCTTCCATCTGAAATATCCTTGAAAGTTACGGTATTTCCGTTGGCATCATAATAAATCCGTTTACAGATCGGAGCCTTAGACCATAATTTATTGAACGCGTACTCACACTTCATTTGCACCCCACACGCGCAGCGTTCTTTCCACGTTTGTTTTCTTTTAGATTCAGTGAATGAATAAGGGACCATACGGAAGTAATGTCGATGGGATCTAAGTTTATAAAAATCCCTACCATTTGTTTCCGAGAATTGATTAGGGTATGGCCACACCATTCCGCCTTATAAACCTTTTTCTCCGTCTTAGTCAATATCGTTCATCGTAGGATTCGATTCTAGGCTATGATTATTTTCTTTTGATGGTTTCATACGTGGCTATCCATTTGCTATACTCACCCCATCATGCGCCGCCGCCGGCACGCTATTTTCCTTCGTCTTTCGGACGCTGAGCATCAGAAGTTGCTTGATCTTTTGGAGGCGACGGGACTCACCGTGAGCGAGTATTTCCGCTTTCATCTGTTGGGCTTCACTCACTCGAAACAAAAACCCATCGTTAAATCAACGAAATAAGCATCCGATAGTTGTTGACCTATATGGCTATCCATTTGCTATCCTTATCTTAGGAAGGATGGTGATTGGAATGAAAACTGAATCCCTGCAAAAGGCTCACGACAAGGAACGCAAGGCATTGGAAAAAATGCTTTGCACGATGTGTCAAACAAGCCGACGCCTACATGGAAGTCGATGGTGTTGGTACTGCACCAATGAGGCTAAAAAGGAATTTGAAGGATTCATCTTTGGCAAATTTGCCATAACACGGAGGCCAAATCATGAAACCTGAACCGCATATGCCGGTACTGCCGTTGAAATTCACGAACGGGAATGTCATTGATTCCGCCGGTGAGCCGTTTATCGGAACCGATGAAAACTGGAAAAGGGTGGTCCGCGCCGTCAATATGCATGAGTCGTTGTTAGGAGCCCTCTATCAATGCCAGGACTACTTTGAAAAGCAATTCGTTTCCGCAATGCTGAAAATAGTCAATCAAGCCATCGCCGAAGCGGAGATAAAACCATGAGCGACATAACAGCGGAAAATGAGAGAATCGAAAACGAAAATAAAGATCAACTAAAAACCTTGATTGCGCGGCAAATAGCAAAATCATTCCGGCTTGAGTATCAGGCCCAGGCAGCCGAAGAGCAAGGCTTGGGACTGCTGATAGCGCATTACTTTGAATGGGACGGCCTGGCGATCCTCAAGACTTTCTTTTATGCGCTTGAAGACGCGAATTTCCACAAGGAAAGTAAAACCATTCAAGGCATGATCAACGATCTGGAAAAAGAGGAGGTAAAACCATGAAAACGCCAACTAAGAAATTGTCTCATTCAGAAGAGCAGGCCCAGTCTCAGATGGAATCAATCCGCGAAATGGTGGCGGCCTTGGGCGCGGGCGATGACGAGAAACGCGAGCGAGCGGAACAGGCGATCCATGAAGACCCCTTATCCGTTGAAGTGCGCTCAGGCTGGCATAAACCAGGCGCGGCCCTGACCCTTGCAAAAGAATATATCCTCCTTCTATGTACGGGGGGCCCGGCTTGCCGGCTGATCGGAGAGCTGGAAGACGGTGAGCCCATCTCGGCCCGCTTAGAGCATCAGAATTGGAGGACCCCCTGGACGCCATGCCTCTTGTCGCGCCGGGACGAAGATGTCTTATTGCGCTACGCGCGGTGTTTTTATTTCGGTTGAAAGGAGCTTGAAAATGGCAAATTTGCCAAAATGGCAAATTTGCCAAAATGGCAAATTTGCCAAATATGAAACTGCTTACGAAAGAAAACCTAATGGACTCATCAAGACCTGCCGCCCCTGTACTCGCAGGAAGAGTTGGTTCATCCCTAAGGGATGGTTCATCCCTAAGGGATGGTTCATCCCTAAGGGATGGTTCATCTTGGTTCATCAAGGGAAACGAAGCCCTTGACGCGGAATCAATACATGATGTAGTATGGCGGCATGGCCATCCTAAGGGATGCTTCATCCGTCGCGCTCAAAGAATTGCTTTGCCGCCGGTGTGGATACCGCTGGTATCCGCGCCAGCCTAGGCGCCCCATGAAATGCCCCCGCTGCCAGCGGCGCGACTGGGATATGAAGAAAATGGGAGCTCAATGAATCACGATTGGCCGGATGACTACGCTCCTGAGCCTATAACCGAAAAACAAGGAGCGTGGATTATCGTGTTCCTTGGGTGGATTATCATACTCCTATCCATGATTTTTGGATTGCTGGTGACGCGATGATCCTGAACTATCGCGCCATCTTGCTTGAGGGACTTTGGAATCGCCTAGCGAGGTCCGCCCGGGCGTCCGAACCGCAGCGGCGATTTATCATTGAACAGTTGACCCGGTGGTTGTCCTGGGAGGAAGCGCCATCATGACCGCCGACCTAAGAAGCCGATGTTACCGATGTTACCGATGTTACCGATGTTACCGATGTTACCGATGTTACCGATGTTACCAAGGCCACATCAACCGCTGGCACGTTACAAAAAATGACGAACATGACGATGTTATTGATGTTGGTAACATCACCAAGGGCAAATACGGCGTTTGGTAGCATCATTTCGATGCTGAACAGCGGCGATTTGGATGTTTGGGTCAAAAGCCCTAGGATAGCTTCCAAAATAGAGAAGCTATGGAAAGCCAAATCGCATTATGACGACGGCGCATTGGTAACATCATTTATCAGGCCCTATAGCGATTTAGACCTTGCGGCAAGGTTCATAAAAGCGGCGAAGCGAAGAATCATCAGCCCGGAACAACGTAAGAAGCTTGTGGAGATAGGGCGTACTGGCCGATTCCGCAAGTCCAATACGGCACAGAATGACATCCCAGCGACCGATTCCTTGGATACAACCAAAAAAACCGTACCAGAGCGTCCCGGAGGTTTAAATGTCTAAAGAAGGCACTTACAGCGGCATCAGCATCTTCAATGACTACAGACGACCTTTCTAAGCCTGATGGCGATATTGTGAAGTTTGTTCCGAGGTTTTTAGGCGACGCCGATAAAATAACCGAAAGGGGCCAGCGTTATTGTAGAGACTGCAAATGGGCGCGGGTGAGCTGGTCCCTTTATATCCTGGGCGGGCTGAACTACAGTTTCGCCGATTGCGCCCATCCGGTTATCTACGAAAAACAAGGCGACCCTTATTATCCGGTCAGTGGAAAACGCCGAGCTGGCCATGCAACTTGTGTGTCGATGCGGCAATACGATTGCGGAAAAGAAGGCAAGTACTGGGAGCACAAATGACCAGGAACCATTTTTTTGTCTTAGACAAAGACTTTGATTTCCCCATCATAGCGGGCGGTGAAGAGCGCGTTGTCGTTGTGACCGATTATACCTACCACCCTGCTAGGCGCCAGACCTGGATTGACCCGCCCGAACCGGCGGAACTGGACGATATCGAATGCCGCTGGGCCGATACCGGCAAGGCCTTGACCTCCGGCGAATGGCTCACTTACGGAAAAGAGATCGAAGAGAACTGCTGGAAACGGCTCGAAGAAGAAGCCGAATCAGCCGCCGATGCCGCCATTGACCAGGCTCTAGAACAATGGAGGGATGCTCCATCCGTCGTACTCAAAGAATCTAAATACGAGAAAGGAAATCCATGACTACTGAAATTGCTCCGCCTAAGACCCAAGAGACGACCCAGGACCAATGGTCCGTGATGCGCCAGCAGGCCGATACTTTGGTGAAATCCGGCTTCCTGCCGGTGGCCATCAATACCCCGGAGAAAGCCTTAGCGATTATGCAGGCTGGCAAAGAATTAGGTATCCCGACCATGACGGCCTTCCAAACGATCAATATCATCCAAGGCAAAATAGCGATCAGCCCTCAGCTCATGCTGGCCCTGGCCAGGCGCACCGGCCAAATGGAGAACTTCTCAATCGACAAAAACGATCAGCGGGCCATCGTTAAAGTGAAACGCAAAGGACAAGAAGAAATCACGACCACTTTCACTATCGAAATGGCGGCCAGAATGGGTCTGGCGACAAAGGATAATTGGAAGAAGCAGCCTTCGATTATGCTCCAATGGCGGGCCGTGGCGGAGAATTTTCGATTGACCTTCTGCGACGCCATTGCGGGGATCTATACCTATGACGAGCTGGGCGCCGACATGGATGCCGAAGGCAATTACGTTCAGACTTCCACGACTCGCGGCCCCGTAGCCATGCCGAAACCATTGCCTCAAGCGTCAGCCGTTGAGACAATAGAAGCAACAGCCGCAATCGAAGCCGTGAAAGAGGAGAAAAAATCATGATGGAATCGACGGATACAACCAACAAATTCGCCGGGGACCTGCCGGACGGACCGGGTATTTTCAAGATTACCGCCATTGAGAAATTCTATTCCCCGGCGCAGTTCTGGGTGTTTTCTTTGGAACATCCCGGCGGTGGAGGGAAACAGACCTTCTTCGCTAATATGCTGGGGCCCCTCCTGCGGGTCCTGGACTGCGAAGAACAGTCGCCGAACGTTTTCCTTTGGGATTCGGAGCTGCAAGTCAACAAACTCTTTAAAGCGACCGTGTCCCATGCCCCAGACAAAAAAGATCCCAGCAAAATCCGGCAGCACATGGGAAATTTTGCGAAATATGACAATGAACAAACCCCTTTCTGAGTATGAGTCTTTTTCTTAACTGCAAAACTTGCGGAGAAAGCTTTAGGGCGGCAACGAAACATACGCTCTATTGTCAAGGAAAATGTCACCCTCGTTCATTAGCGAGGAAGCGAAGTTATAGCAATAGACAATATATAGGCAAACTTAGTGAACTTCGAGTTTCCATTGATCTCGTTGGAAAAGGATATGAAGTTTTTCATTCGCTTATTAGTCTTTGTTCGTGCGATTTCATGGTCATTAAATCCAATAAAATTTTACGAGTGGAAGTAAAAACATGGTTACTTAAAAGGCATCCAAACGTAAAATCTGCGTTTGATATTTTAGCTTTGGTTAATCATCAAGGAGAAATTCGTTATCTCAATGAAAAATATGAACCTATCGAAATCTGAGTTAATTTTTAAGTCTGATACGCATGAATATTTTATTGGAAAGAAGCGCATTCCTTCTGTGAGTGAAATTTTAAAGAAGGTTGGATTGTCAAAAGATTACTCGCAAATTGATCCTTTTTTTCGAGACAGAGGAATTGCAACACATAAATGTATTGAACTTCATTTAAAAGGAATCCTCGACGAAAAAAGCATTGATCTATCCGTTCTACCTAGCTTCCAAGCCTTCCTTGCCTATTGGAAAGGCCACTGTGATCCAACACTTTGCACTGAGGGTATTCTGGCTTTTGAAAAGCCCATGGCGGACAAAGCCGGGCTTTTCGCCGGGACTCCCGACCTCGTCACTGACAGAGCGATTTACGACTGGAAATGCTCCAAAAGCCATGACCACGCCGCTGAACTACAGGGAGCGGCCTATCAGAGTTTAGCCATGGACAACGGCTTTCCATTCCTCCCATTCATTATCGTGGAACTGCATGACGACGGGACTTTCGCTGAATTCATTTGTCCAGATAACCACAGGCAATGGGAAGCGGTTTTGATGCTGTACCATTGGCGGATGAGATGAGTTTTTGGACCGCTTACGGATTGCCGGACCCGGCAACTGAGTTTTTATTTCATCATAATCGGAAATGGAGATTCGACTACGCTTGGTTCGTTCATAATGGAATCGCGGTTAAAATTGCGATTGAAATTGATGGAGGAATCTGGACTCATGGAGCCCATGTGCGGGGAAAGCATTATCTGTCAGACATGACGAAGCTGAATGAAGCCGCCAAACTCGGCTGGCGGGTATTCCGTTTCACGCCGGAACAATTCAAAAAAGGGGTCGTCCAGGCGTTCTTATTGGACTTGCCGGACTTTCGGAAAACTTGAAAAAGAACTTGGAGGATTTTCGATTATGAAAAGAGCCTTGTTATTGGTAGTTTGCGTGCCGTTCCTCGGATGCCATAAAGACAAAGAAGATCATCCCGCCCCATCTGTGGCCGTTCAGCCTCCGACGACGCCTGTATGCGGGACGTTTTGCTGGTCCAGCAATGGCGGGATCGGCCCCAGCAGAAATGACGAAGGCTGGGATATTATCCATCCCGATTTTGACGCGAATAAAGGCGACACCGTCGCGTTTTCATGGAAGAAATGGGACGCGACCGAATGGGTTCGGCATGACCCGGCGACTTCTCCGCTTAAGATTACGATCAGCGGGAATAAATTCAAACTCTGGAATTACGCTTCTTATCAGATAGATTGGGCTTATACGGCGATCATCCATGAGTGTCATTGACATGACTGGAAGGGTTGAAAAAAAGATGAGCGAGATTCCTTTCGTCGCTATTGGAGCCGAAGAACTGAAAGGCTCTTTGAAGAAAGGCGACATCATCCGCTGCCCGAAATGCCGGAAGAGACATTTCGTATGCGTCGATAAAAACTCGAAAACCGGAGAAGAAAGCGACATGGTTCTTTTTTACCATTGCGGAAAGAAACTCTATTTAGCGGGAATTGATGGGAGGTCCATTTTATGAGCCTTAAAGAATTGCTGGCGAGTTGGCCGGACGCGCCGATCGTTGCTTGCAGAGGATGCGGCAGGAAGATTATCTTCGGCAAACTTCCAGATGGCGTCCTCGTTCCGCTGGACCCCAGCCCGCTGGTGTACCGATTGGACCGCGAGCTTGATCCGGGGAATCCATGGAAAGCGGTAAAGGCTCCGGGGCACTTTGTTTCGCACTTTAGCATCTGCACGTTTGCATCGACGTTTTCAGCGGCGAATAAAAAAAGCGAATCTTAATATGAGATATTTAAATTGGCTGGAAGATTACGAAAAAACCGACCCGGAACCGGCGATTGATTTCAAACTCCAATCGACCGGAAAATATTTCTGTTCAACGGAAGAAATGCTCTCTCATGCCGCCTGGCACAGGCGCATGACGGATGCCGCGATGAAGGTCAAGAGTCAACTGGAATAAAGGAGAAAACCCATGCTGTCATTCCATAGCGACCCTGCTGTTAAAGAAAAATATGTTACCCGCCTTAAGGCCCATGCGAAGGCTGATGAATTGATTAAAGGCAAATATTGGGAAAACGGAAAAGGCTGCGCGGTGGGATGTACGATTCACTCTTCCGATCATGCGGCGTACCAAACAGAATTAGGCATTCCAGAATGGCTGGCCAAGCTTGAAGACGCTATTTTTGAAGGGCTGGATAACGGAGCGGCTAAAACGTTTGCCGTGGATTTTTTAATTGCGATTCCTGTCGGAATCGATCTTGAGCCTGTGAAATGGAAGTTCTGTGCGTTTGTTTTGAAGGAAAATATCGAGCGTGTCTTGTCCTTGGATATTGACGAGAAATTGAAACAGCAGGTCATTGGAGCCATAAAAAATTGTTTGGCCTTGCATGAAGATGCTATTCGGACGGGACAATGGAATGAGTCGGCGGCGCGGTCGGCGGCGGAGTCGGCGGCGCAGTCGGCGGCGCGGTCGGCGGCGGAGTCGGCGACGCGGTCGGCGGCGTGGTCGGCGTGGTCGTCGGCGCGGTCGGCGGAGTCGGCGGCGTGGTCGGCGGCGCGGTCGGCGCAGTCGGCGGCGTGGTCGTCGGCGGAGTCGGCGGTGTGGTCGTCGGCGGAGTCGGCGGCGTGGTGTGCGGCGTGGTCGGAAGCCTTCCAAAGATACGCCGATCAACTTTTGAGACTTTTGGCGGAAAGCAAATGATCCATTTCCGGCATGACTGGAAAGTCTTGAGTCAGGATGCCCTGGGATATTTTGAAAAACAGCCGGGAGAAAACAATGTTCTGGTTGTTCCTGGGACCGTCTTTCAATGCGGCATTTGCTCAAAGTTGATTATTGAGCCCGACAACTTGAAATTGCAGCCCGTGGAAGTGGAGCGGATCATTTGAAGATCCTTGCGGCGATCTTGATTTTCGATATCTTTGTATTCCTGGGTTGTTATCTGACACGGGATCGGAGCGGGGAATGATCGCGCGAAACGAACGAGCGCAGCTTGACAGTCAAATCGTTATGCGTCTTTCTGAAGCCAGGAATAATCAAGCCGCTCTGCCGCTTCATTCAGATCAATGGTGGTATTGGCACGGGAAAGTCGAAGCGTATAAGACAATAAGAAATTTGGTATTTGATGTATGGCACAAAGCGCGAGGCGGCGGGAATGATGGATAGTAAACTATAAACCATCAACATGATGAGATTGGCGGTTATTATCGGCTTGATTTTGTCAGGTTGCGCGGGACAAAAGCGGCAAGAGAATAAGTGGTCCGTCCCTTACGAATATGGAGCCGGCCGCAAACCCGCGAGCACGGATTTCTAATGATCTTTACTGACGATGATTTGAAGCGTTGGAAAGAGAGCTTTGAAGAGATCGGGCTTCAACATTGCCTCGGGAAAGAGGAGGCCATGGCTCTCCTGGCCCGCCTGCAAGCGGCGGAGAATGTCGTTAAACTCGGCTGGCACACGGGTACTTGCCTGCAAGAAATCGGGCAACCCTGCGATTGTCCTTACGGGCCGGTTTATGAAACCTGGCGTAAGATGGCGGGAAAATAATTTTGGAATTGCAGAGGGACCGAGGAATTGCCTCCTGGCCGGGCGGTTGGCTACCGTTTCAAGCAGCCCCTGGAATACGGGCAATGCGCTCTGCAATTCCTTCAATTTTCGGGGTGCGGAGGTACGGTGAGGCGGCGTCTGTGAAGCCCTCTGCCGTTGCGCCAGGACACTGTGAGGGTTGAAGATGGGAAGACCATGCGAAATGCTTATCCTAGAGGCGCATCTAGCGTAGGCGGCGGGCACGTAGGCTTGCGTGAGGGCCGAATGTCCGGCATGGAGAGGGACAGACAGCGACAAGGTGGCGGCCGAGTTTACCGTCGCCCCGAATAAATATGGACATTCCTAAAATATCCGAATGGCTGGACGCTCAAAGCAAAACACTGGAAGTCTTGGCGGGCTCTCCCGTGATGGCATCCATCGTATCGGAATCATTTCTTAAAAGCCCGATCTGTATGCTCCAAATCGGGGCGGCAATTCTGATGGATAAGCCGATCGCCTTGATCGTTCTGGATGATGTCGCTGTTTCCAGGAAACTGCGCGGCGTGGCGGACCGCGTGATACGGGTTAAGAGTTCTGAGATAGAGCGGGCCGGAAGAGAGTTGAAAGAGTTCGTGGAGGCTCACAAGGACGCGCGGCCATGATTCAATCGCGGATATTTATCGCAAATTAAACAGAGGAGGAACCATGCAAGAAATAGCGAATGAATTACAAGATCAATCGAAACCATCAGGAAAGCCGCTTTCGCCTGAAATGAGAACATATCTAGAAAGAGTTTTTACTTATCATGCTCCAAAAGGCGACCAACCGATACGATACGAACTATTGAGAGACAATGCAAAGGATTTAGCCATCCTCATTGCCCAGATGTGTCCCGAATCAAGAGAACGGTCTTTGGCTTTTGCGAAATTGCAGGAATGCGTTATGTTCGCTAACGCCTCTATCGCCATTAATGAGTAATGAACCAAAAATTCTATGACGGCCGGCTCTTAGGCGGGACGCTGGTTTTCGCCCTGTTCGTTTACTGGCTGATTCTTTCCGGCTGTCGCCCTTATCGGCCATGCCGTCTGCCGACCGGCGAGCGCATCACGCGGGCGGATGCGGAGATATTGAGGAATCAGGGAGTCACCGTGATTTGTTCTGAGGATGAATAGCCATGACGCCGGATCTTGACCATATTTACGTTGGAGATGCTTTGACCATCATGCGGTCATGGCCGGATAATTTCATTCAGTGCTGCGTCACTTCACCGCCTTATTGGGGCTTACGCGATTATGGAATTGCCGGACAACTTGGGATGGAACCAAGTCCTGAAGAATACGTAACGAAAATGGTTGAAGTGTTCCGAGAAGTAAAAAGGGTTTTACGTGACGATGCAACGTTCTGGCTGAATATCGGAGATACTTTCGCCGATAGCGGTAAAGGAAGCTATGCAGGACCAAAGCAAGCGACAAATGTTGGGAGTGTCGGAATTAATCCATTTCCAATTCCATCAGGCTTAAAATCAAAAGATTTAATCGGCATTCCTTGGCGGCTTGCTTTCGCGCTCCAATCTGACGGGTGGTATCTGAGGTCTGATGTAATATGGAGCAAAAACAATCCCATGCCGGAAAGCGTTACGGATCGTCCGACAAAATCCCATGAGTACCTGTTTCTTCTAACTAAAAATCCGACCTATTATTATGACAACGACGCAATCAAAGAACCCGCGATATATTTTGATTTAGCTGACGACGGCCCGAACAAAAGCCAGATATTCAGTCGAGATCATCCTGAAAGGGCGCAAAATCCGAAGGCTTTGTATAAAGACGCTCGAAGTTATGAGGGTAAACATTCAGACAAACAACGCGGCCACGGCCGCCGCCATGCGGGTTTTAATGAACGGTGGGACGCAATGACGAAGATTGAACAATGCCAAGGTATGCGAAATAAACGATCCGTGTGGACCGTTCCAACAATGGGATTTCCTGAAGCGCATTTCGCCACTTTTCCGCCAAACCTGATTAAGCCTTGCGTCCTGGCCGGATCACGTCAAGGCGATATCGTCTTTGATCCTTTTATGGGAAGCGGAACCACTGCCCTTGTCGCACTGCAATATAATCGGAAATTCTTAGGAATCGAACTCAACCCGATCTACGTAGAAATGGCCTATAAACGTATCGCGGCGGAACAAGCACAGGTAAAAATGGCGATATGAAAGGATATTGAATTAACATGAGAATCCATCTTCAAGTCTTGATCGGTTTAATCTGCGCGATCATCGTCGGCTGGCATTGGTATCGGTGGTACGGCGTGGCGATGGCGGTGGCTGTCTATTGCTGGCGGCCATAATCCCAATGGGAAAACCGGCCAATTATCGAGTCGTAGAGGATACGCCGAAAAAATTAGTCCTGGAAGATATAGGACCATGGGACGAGCATTTTACGATTACAAACGACGCTGAAAATGTCGTTAATGAACTACGTGGAAGGCTTAACGGACGCAGATTATTCTATTACGATTCAGAAGGCGAGTTGACGGAAATTAATACGAATTTCATGCCATTCCCATAAATGAACTGCCCCAAATGTGGTGAGCCGATGGTTTTTGTAATCCGTCCATCTGGAAATAGACACGAGTGTACGGTTTGCTCTGTTGAATTTATTCCTGGGGATTCCCAGGCGGAGGGAAAGGAGAAATAATATGATCGCTGAACTTTTCCTCTGCGCGGCTCTATCTCCCCGGCTCGCTTTTATCGGGTCGGCGAAACCCGCCGCGTTCCATGAGAGCTACGTCCTGTATATGATCCTGCCGGAACCAAATAAACCCGCCCTGGAAATCCTCCCTTTTAACTCCGCCAAAGTGTTCCACATCATCGGTGAAATCCATGGATACGCCATGTTTCTGGAGCTTCAGCCGCATTATCTTCCTTTCACCAAAGAGACATTCTCTGTGCTGATTAATTCCGAGCGCGAGAACCCCTATGCCGACGGCCTGCGCCGGGAACTGGGCATCAAAATGTCCTGGCGAATCGCGATGGCGATTGAATGGTTCAGCGTGCTGGAACCAAGCGGATGGCTCATCACGAACGCGGAAGATTATTTTGAAGTGGCGTTAAAGACGGCGGGATTTGTCCCGATCTCTATCCGGGTAGACGGTAAGAAAGTATTCGTTAAAAAAAGATTGGAGAGTTCGGCATGACGATTGACGGCCTCAGAATCGGCTGGCGGACTTCGCTTGTATTGATCGTGATCGGGCTGTTGAGTTATGAGACGGCGAAACATTGGCGGATCGGTGTTCCGCTGATCTGCGCCTGGATGATATTCTGCGTGGTGGATAACTGGCGGGCAAGAAAACTATGAAAGTTTTGCTTTTAGCCTCAATGCTCCTATCCGGCTGCGGGAACCGAGAAGAAACGGTCTGGACCACGACGATTCATAGGCCCGGCCAGGCGGACGAGATTAAAACTTACCGGGCTACTTCGCGGGGGTTTCGACCGCAGGAGAAGCAGTAAATATCTGCGGGAGTTTTCTGGCCACAAAGGCTCCTATCATAAATGCTGAAATGCCAATGAAAAAAACTGCCAGGATGACCACTCCGTTTTCATTCTTCATACAGTCTCCTTTTTTAGTATACTTTCATTACTGCCATGAAAAGGAAAAGGACATATGGAACATGTGAATGTGGGGGCCCCATATATGGTTACAAATCACCTCGTTGCCGTTCATGTTATTTCAAATTTAGAAAGGGGAAACCATACTTCCCTCTGGAAGAAAGATTTTTCAGACATGTAAATAAAACCCCGTATTGCTGGCAATGGACAGGCGCCTCACGTAAAGGCTCTTATGGTTATATCAGAATCAATGGACGACTACACAAAGTTAATCGCGTTGCCTGGGAACTTTTTAAGGGAAAAATTCCAGATGGTAAATATGTACTTCATAAATGCGACAACACTAAATGCGTGAATCCTGAACATCTGTGGTTGGGAACGCAGAAAGAGAATATGGCAGACATGAAAGCTAAAGGACGCGCAAAATACGTTAATGGCGAAGATGCAGGCATGAGTAAATTAAATAACGCGAAGGTTCGTGCTATTAGAGCCTCCTACCCTAAAAAATCACTCAACGATTTGGGTCGAAAATTCAATGTATGCCTTACGACGATTCATAAAATAGTTAATCGCAAAACTTGGAAGCATGTCACAGCCAGTTAAGTCCCGGCCATTTAAGCCGCGCCCAGTCATGAATGCACTCTAATATTGCCGCCGTCAGTCCGCCGATCACCATTTGAAGCTGTACTATCTGATCCGGCGTCATGCGAGATCCGACAGCCTTGAGCTTTCCCATGGTCAAGATTGCCGCTGCAAATTTCGCCGCCATGTAGCACACCTTCTTGATTGCCACAGAAAATTTCCAATCAGCAGGTAAAAGCTTCCAGAGCCAATTCATCATAACGCCTCCCTTGAGCTAAAGACTATTCCGCCAAGCCCAAAAACGCGGCATATCGGCGAAAGCCCAGCTAAGACTTTTTCCTATAAAAACTTCCTTCCCTACGGAGGCCACGCTTGGCACGACTCCCCACCTTCCGGAAGTTTTCTCTTTGCCGGGAACACAAACACAAACGTGACCATGCGGTTCAGCTTTCAACCCAGCAATCACTAAAGACCCCTGATTCGCCAGGAACTGCGCTTTATCAATTCCAGTCAGGCTCCATGCCGGAGAAGAGACCATTAAATCAATCATCTGGTTTGCTAGGAGTCCCTCGAATTCTTTGTATCCGAAAATCTGGCAGACCTCGTTAACGTAAGTGTTGCAACATGATATGTGTTCTATGTGGCCATTGGCATTCTTCACTTCACGCGGCTGATACTCCGGCCTGCACAACGGCAAGTGAATCGCGTCCAAAAGCAGTAGGATATCTTTCATGCTTTCTTCGCCGCCGAGCCACCCGAACCAACCCCGGTAGAACCATCCAAACCAAACGGGTCTGGTGAATTTCGTGAGTATCCGCATTGGCACGTCAGCCTGTAAACTCCCCCGCCCCATTTCTGGCTCTGCATTAGTTGTCCGCAAGTCGGACAAACGGCCCGTGACCACCAGGTATCGCTCACCGGACCCTGCCAGATGTCTTTGGTGGTCCCGCTACAACCGCCATTTTTTGCGGGATGAACCGTAGTATCCAAGCGTCATAGAGCGGCGATACGATCTTGACCAGAATAAACCCCGCGATTCCTAAAGTCCCAAACAACTTCGCCATATCTTTAATCAGGTTCCGGTTCTGCTCTAAGAGTCCGGCGGATTCGGACTTGTACCCCCAAATCACTTTCTCAATGGATTCCAGCCTCGCTGAGTGGTCATGGAACCCGATTCGCATACTTTCAGCCATAGTCTCAAGCTTGACCTTGATTTCGGCCTGGGCGCCTACTACTGTGAATTTAAACGCCTCATCGGTTATTTTGCCATGCAATTCACTGTCAGCGGCCATGGCGACTTATCACCAAGACGACTAAGAGTCCTACAACGAATATCGCAGTAAAGAAGAAATTGGCCTTGAGCACCTGCGTCGCGTAGTTGTACCACTGGGGCGCTTCCGTAACGAGCATGGTGGTTTTTTGAGTCTGCCATGAAATGACAAAACAGCCGTCTTTAATGAGGTTTGTGGATACCGGGATCAATCCTGACTTGGCGGGTTTTTCAATCGAGAAACAAGCGCTCTGGCCGGGAGCTAAGTTCTTGATGGGAGCCGTCATCTCCGCTCGCAGTTCGTCGTGGCGTTTAGGGCTTGGAGCCATGAGGCGATTGCCTCCTATTCATACCGCCACCGCTGATTTAACGGGTCATACCGTTTCGGCCTAAGCCTCTTGCCGAACTGTTTATCGAGGCTCTTTTCGACTTTCACGCTCCTCATTTTAAGCCAACGCATCTGTGTGTTAAAGAGCCCTTTGAGTTTATTCGATTGCGGCTTTATCCAATCCTTAATGCACGGTTTCATAGAGGCGATTGCCTCATAAATTGGCCCGCAGCCGAATGGTGTCAAGCACTGCGGGCTTAAATTTAAGGCGTCGGCGGATTGACCTTATCGAGTTCCGCCTGCACGTCCGCGTTGTCGCCTTTAAGAGCGGTCGTGATGTTCGTCACTTCGTCAAAGAGCGGCTGTAAGTCCGCCGAAGGAGCAGGGACCGCCGCAATTAACTTCTCTACCGCCGCAATCAAGTTCTTGGTTTCTTCCAACTGCTCCGCTACGGCGTCTTTTAAATCTTTCACCGCCGCCATCGTCTCTTCAAGATTCTTAGCCATTTGTCGTACCCCCTTTATTAGTTTGTTCAGCAGTTTCTCATGGACTTCAAACTTCGTCCTAGTCCTGCCCATCTTCTTCCTTCTTGATCTTCTTAACGGTCACCGTTATTTTCTTGTCGCCTAAAACCATCTCAACCAAACCATCGGTTTTCTCCGTATCGAAATCATTGGCCTTGAGGTCGGCGGTTCCTAGAAGTGACGCGAGGTCCGATACTTCGTTAGCCGTCATCGTCACCATATCGTCAACAATGTCATGCTTCAATCTTACTTTCCCAATATTTGCCATCGTCTCCTCCGTTTCATCGCTGTAAACTTTTGATTCAGGCTCGTCATTATACACGGTTGCCTGAACTGGAAGCATCGCCAAACCCATCAAGCCTATAAGGATTTGTAGTCTCATGGCTAAGGCAAAAGTTGGAACTTTGTCTGAAGCGACGCCTTCAAAGCGTCATATTGCGCCAGGAGCGACGCCTGCTGGCCGGAAGTGACGTTGACTAAGATCGGAGTCCCCTCCGGGCCAACATCGATCTGCCATCCTTTACCCGCCATCACCTGCACCTTCTGCATGAAAATCCGCAGGTTGTTCAATATCTCCATCGCCTCCTGGATCGTGTTTATGGCTTGTGGAATCTGCCCGGCTGAAACCATAGCTTTCTCCTATCGCATTCTTCTGGCTGATAAACGTCCTCTAAATGTCGGGGTAGTGCCTGAATAAGCGGCGTATATTTTCATGTAGACCGTCGTCGTTCCGCTCAACGACATCCGGTAGGCCGGGATAACCTGATCGACCCTGAATGTCGAAGTCACGTCACCAAAAACAAAGTTACTGCCGGTAACTAACCCCGTACTGCTATTACCGGAAGTAACGCTGATTCCAACACCGACCAATGTGACCAGAGCAGTAGTACCGGAATTGGCGTAGCATAAAGCAGTTACGTCCCAATCCCCGGCAGTCAAACTTATGGAAGTGCCGTCTGAATACTGGCTGGCCGTTCCATAATTCGTATCACCTGAAACGACCGATTCCACGTATTCTCCGACATTACCAGCCGTCGTATTGTCGTTGGTTGTAGTGCCTTTAATGCCGTTAGTCGTCGGGCTGAATATTAACGGGTAATTGAACGTTTCGCCATTGGGATCAAAAGTAGCGATGGTATTCAATGAAGCGTTATTAACCGTAGAACTCTTTACCGCGAATTGCCCGCCACCATCAGCAGAGATCAACTCAATTTGCGCCGCGCCTTGGCCGGTTTTCGTATAAACGCCCGTCGTTGGATCGCGGTTAGTTCCGAGATAAAGACGAGCGCCGGCAGCGGCATTATTTTGCGCGATAAAATTAGTTTGTCCGTTGGTCGTGTCAGTAGAAGTCACAAGTTTGGCTAAAGCGGCAGTAGGAGCCACCACTACTTCTCCTAATACCGTCATTGAAGAGCGAAATAACGATTTGCCATTCACGTCCAGCGTATTTTGCGGCGTCCCCGTCGAGATGCCGACTTTACCGGTCACGACCAAATCCGATACAATTGATTCACTCTGTCCGATCTGTAAAGTGTTGGCTTTCTTCCGGCAAATATAACTATCGCTAAGCCAATGGATGCATTGAAGATCACTCATGATAAGAGCCCAATCAACATTTAAATTGGCATTGCCATCTATGAGAACTCCCCTTGATCCATTAGCGGCCAGTCCCAACTGAGTTGGGAAAGCCGCATAAATGCCGGTCCCTACTCCAACGCTAACAGCCGGAGAAGCCGCCGTTCCCGCCGATCTAACGATCACGCTTCCATTCACGTCTAAAGCCGCCTGCGGAGCGCCCGTCGAAATGCCGACATAACCGGACGAACTGATCCGTACCGTCTCTACATTGTTTGCATAGAACCTAACGGTTTTAGAGTTATTCGCGCTGCCCATTCCGGTCGTATCATCATTCTTAAATGCGTAAGTAGCTCCGCTCGCGGTTCCGGTTAATTTCCAAGCGCCATTAGTAGCTTGCTGAACATATCCGCCGTTAATCGTCAGTCCATTATCAGAACTCGGACTAAGAGTCATGATTGTAGGGCTATTAGTCATACTGAGATTACCCGCAATCGTTCCCGAGGCAGCCGTGAAGGTGGACATTGTGACGTACTGCAACGTCGAGGTGCTGGTCGCCGTCAAGGTGCTCACAGAGATTCCTTTACCGGCATTAAAAGTTCCCGTAGAGGGATAATTCCAATAGTTCGTTGATCCTAAAATCATGGCATAAGTCGCCGTTGCGGATGAAGTCGTTAATAAACCGCTCGTATCGACGACCGGCGGGCTGGATACCTGGATCGTGCCGTTGGGGAACTTGATCGAACCGGCGCTCAACTGGCCGCTTACCGTCCCGCTAGAGGCTGTAAAAATAGACAATGTCGTGGAAGATATAAACGTGTTTCCGCCAGTGAATACTTGAGTCGATGTTGAAAATAGGTCAGCGGCCCTGGATTGCTGCGACCCGTTCGGGAACTGAACAACTTGCCCACCCTGCATAGACAGACCAGTGTCCGGCGATAAAAGCGTCAATTGGCCTGGGTTGAAATTTGAATAGAGCGTTAAGGAACCTTCACAGGAACCGCTTGCCGTTCCCAATGTCGCGTCGCCTCCGGAAAAATGACCGCAAGCTCCGTTTGATCCTTTAACGAAATTAATGTCGGCAATCGACGCGCTGGAAGCAGTGACGGTGGAAGCGGAAACAAGACCCGTAATGGACGCACTGGAAGCGTTCAAGGGCCCATTAATCGTAACGACCGTTGAGCCTGCGCCGTTATCGCCGACCGACA